TCCACCAAGATAATCGTCAACTCGCTGAGTAACTGCTGGCATTATCGTTGTAAAGCGTGAAATGGTTGATAGCTTTGATAGTAGTTTTGTGAATCTTGTGGATGTCCAAACATAGTGAACTGTCCCTGTGATGTTTCGTACTCCATAGCCAAAGCTCTTTGTTGTACTTCTTGTTGTTGTAATCGTTTGTATTGATCGTCGTCTCCTACAATTCTACCAGAAACTATTGTAGCAGCTCTAGATGTTATGTAGTTACGTATCGGTTCTGGTAAATCTATAAAATCAAACTCCCATATTATATCACATTCGAGTTCTTCAACATCCCATGTAAATGTATGGTTTTGTCTGTCGTATAATTTACCTGATCTTCTCACAGCACTGAATGTCATGTTTTGTGAGTTTTCTGATAACTTGATTTGTATTATGTTATTTGGTATAATAATTTCTTTGTCAGTATTTGTTGGTATTTTGTAGTGGTACTCCTTGTTGAAAGTCCATCCTTCAGATTGTACCTCTCGTGACACCTGTAATAGGGTAGCATAGGCAATCGCAACTTCCGGGTTGGTTTGGTCTAGTGTAGTTACAGGAGCCTGACCACAGGATGTAAG